TGCATGATGCAAACGCCAATTTCTGGACTGATTCAGAACTAACAGACAACATTAACGATGCGCGGGAGCGTGTCGTCAGGGATACGGGGTGTTTGCGTACCATACAGGTCAGCTACACGCCCCTAGCACCCAACAATACGGCAGCTACACAATGGTCTGCCAGCACAGCGGTCACAGCGGGAACATATGTGTTTTCCGGCATCTACATTTACCAAGTAACGGTAAGTGGAACCACCGGAACGTCCGCTCCTCCGTATCCTGGTAGCGGCATCAACCTCTACCCGCCCAGCACAGCATTTTCTGACGGTACGGCAACCCTGTTGTACTACGGGCCGTGCGAAGTTGTTCCGTTTTCCTCTTTGCCTAGCGGCATCTCTACGCTAGACATTATCAACATCAATTTGTACTGGACGAACAGCCGCATTCCGCTGCGCTATTTGCCGTGGAGCCAGTTCAACGCACAACTGCGGTATTGGCAGAACAACGTGCAGCGTCCGGTGTGCTTCTCTGTGTTTGGTCAGCAGCAGATTTACGTTGGGCCTATTCCAGATCAATCGTATGTGATGGAACTAGATACGGTGATCTTGCCTACCGCGCTGAGTCTTGATTCTCCTAGCGTTACCGATCAGATCAATGATCCGTACACCGTGCCTGTAGCGTTCTACGCTGCACACAAAGCAAAGTATAAAGAGCAGAGTTACGGTGAGGCTGAGATCTACAAACAAGAGTACATCAAGCAAGTTCAGGCTGTGTTGACGTCTGTGTTCACCAGGCGCATTCCTGACACCTACTCCAACACCTACTGATCATGGCGGCGACTGAGCAAAAAAAGTCCTATGCCGTCATCAAGAACTTCAAAGGCATAAACACCAAAGCCAACAGGACGGCGATTGGTGAAGATGAGTTTGCATGGCTTGAGAACGTGATGCCTATTGGCTCCGGCAACATCAAGACTGTTCCCAATTACGTTACGGTAACAGACAGCGGCGGCAATGCCGTGGCATTCGCCAACACCGTCAGCGTTCTTGCCTCAACCAACATCAACGTTAGTGACTACATCCTTGCTGCTGAAGCAGATGGAAGGATGGAATATTTCAACATTACCAACAGCACAAAAGCCAACGTTGCTGTAACGGGCACGTTCTCAAGTAGCGGCATCAGCACGGCTCAGTACAAGAACGAACGGGTGATGATTGGCGATCCCGACAAAGGTCTGTACACCTGGGATGCAGCCAATCTGGTGACGATTGGATCTGTTGGAACGATCGGCATCACCAACGCTGGTAGCGGATATTTGTTTGCCCCAACGGTGACAATCTCCGCTCCTTCTGCTGGCGGTGTTCAAGCAACGGCTGTGTGTAGCGTTAACGTTGGCACAGGCAGGGTGATTGACACCAAGATTGCTAATGGTGGCACAGGCTACACCACGCCTCCTACCGTCACGTTTGGGGCATCACAAACAGTTGGTGGGGTAACGGCAACTGGATACGCAGTCACCACAGGTGGTGTCATCACACAGATTGTGATTGTCAATACTGGCTCTGGATACACATCCGCTCCATCTGTGACCGTCACCAACAATGGCGCTGGTAGCGGTGCAAGCATCACATCCGTTATTAGTTCTGGAGGCATCAACTTTGTCTCCATCACCAACGCAGGATCGGGCTATAACTCTGCTCCAACCATCACGTTCTCAGGTGGTAGCGGGTCTGGCGCAGCGGCAATAGCGCAACTTGCCACATTCAAAACCGGAACTGTGACGGTGTTGGTGACTAATGGTGGCGCGGGTTACACCAACTCTGCCAACACCGTAGTGACTTTTACTGGTGGCGGTGGAGCAAATGCGGCTGCAACCGCAATCATCTCCGGCAACGTAGTCACACAGGTTGTGATGACCAACGTGGGAAGCGGCTACACCTCAACACCTACAGTCACTATCACGGGTGGTGGTGCTACTGCCAACGCTACAGCTACAGCAGTTGTAAATTTGGATCAGATTGTTGACGTAGCAACGTTCTCAGGCCGAGTGTGGGTAGCAGCAGGGCGTACGGTTTACTACAGCGCGGCGGGAACGTACAGCGACTTTACAAGCGTTTCTGCGGGTGCTGTTGTTCTGACAGACTCGACGCTACACGGCAACATCAAAGCCATTTTGTCTGCCAACAATTTCTTGTATGTGTTTGGCGACGACAGCATCAACGTGTTCAGCGATGTTCGCGTTGACACTACAGGTGCGACGCTGTTTACCAACAGCAATCTCAGCGCAAGTATTGGAACCAAGCGCATTTACGCAATTTTCCCGTACTTCCGTTCCGTTCTGTTCTTGAATGACTACGGCATTTACGCGCTTGTTGGATCTACCACCAGCAAGATCAGCGATCAGTTGGATGGAATCTTTCCGTACATAGATTTCACGCAACCCGTGTCTGGTGGACAGGCATTGGTAAACAACATCCTGTGCGCGGTGTTCAGCTTTACCTACAACGATCCGCTGACATCTACCGCTAGACAAATCCAGGCTGTGTTCTTTGAGAAGAAGTGGTTTATCACCTCTCAGGGAGCCATCTCCTACGTTACGTCTGTTCCTGTGTCGGGAACAATCAACCTGTACTCCAACATCAGTACGGGTTTGTACAGGATGTACGCTAGTTCAACGTCAGCAATTGCCAGCACCATCCGCACGGCATTGCTTCCTATGGGCGACAACATCCGCACCAAGCAAGCATTGAAGTTTGGCATTGAAGTAAGTGCAAATGCCGGTAGCGGTATCACCGTTACAACTGATTCCGAAACTTCATCCAGCCCATCTGTTACGCTATTCAACAGCGCAACGTGGATCAACAATTTGGGTGTGGCTGTCAGTTGGATAAACAACAGCAGTCAAGCGGTGATCTGGACTCTGGGTGGGAACTACTACTTGTACAAGTCAGACGCGCAGCAGTACGGAAAGTATTTGGGCCTGACGGTAACAACAACAGCACCAGGTCTGGTTTTCAACACGTTTGAGTTTGAACACGAATTAAGAGTGAGGTTCTGATGACCGTTCCCTACACGTTTGCTGCATCCAGCGGTTCCATCCCGTTGTCGTATCTGGATAGCAACTTTGCTACCACCATCACGATGGGGAACACGGCAGTCCAGTTGGGCGACACCATCACTACGTTCAACAACGTTACGCTGGCAAGCCCAACCATCACCGCTCCCACAATGAGCGCAGTAACCATCTCTAGCGGCAATGCCACCGTTACTAGTCTTACAGCCACCACCGTTACCATCTCTAGCGGCAACGCCACAGTCACTAGCCTGACAGCCACCACCGGCACCTTCAGCGGCAATGTGCAGATGGCCTCGCTGAATGGGAGTGCGCTTGCCGGTCTTCGCAATCGTGTGATCAATGGCAATTTCTACGCTGACCAACGCAACGCTGGTGCATCACAGACCATCACCGCAGCCGCAGCACTAGCCTACACGGTAGACCGCTTTTACGCCTATTGCACAGGCGCAAACGTCACCGGACAGCGGGTTGCAGGTACAGCACCCAATGCCTATTTGTATCGCTTCACAGGCGCGGCGTCTGTCACCAAGATTGGCTTTGCACAACGCATTGAGAACCTTAACTGCCAAGACCTTGCGGGCAACACCGCCACGCTGTCGGTAGACCTGTCTAACAGCCTTCTGACCACCGTCACATGGACGGCATGGTATGCCAACACCGCAAATACATTTGGCACGCTTGCAAGCCCAACGCGCACGTTAATTTCTACAGGCACGTTTACCGTCACTTCAACGCTGACGCGCTACAACACCAACATCACAATTCCATCAGCAGCAACAACAGGCATTGAAATTGAATTAAGTGTTGGGGCACAAATATCTGGAACGTGGAACATTGGAAATATTCAGTTGGAATTGGGAAGCGTAGCCACGCCATTCGAGCAACGTCCGATTGGACTGGAGTTGGCGTTGTGTCAAAGGTATTTGCCTGCTTATTCATACAACATGAGTGGTACATCGTGTTTTGAACCAATAGGCATTGGGCAATTTGATAGTGCCACATCACTAATTGCATATTGTAAATTTCCAGTAACAACAAGAGTTCCACCAACTGGAATTACAGCAAGTGCTGCGGCTGATTTTTTTGTAAGATATAACAATGCAAACAATGCAGTTTCAGCCATTGTATTGATTGCAGTTTCTGGCATAAATGGAGCATTGGTAAATATCACAACTTCTGGTGGGTCATTAGGTGCGTGCGGTATTTGTTACACCAAAAATACTGTTGGTTCTTTGTTGTTTACAGGATGCGAACTATGAACTGGCAATACACAGACGCAACTCAGATAGTTGCATATCGCGTGCTTGATGACGGGCGCATGGAATCTTGCCTTGCATCAGTTTTGCCAGAGGGCGTGGTTGTTGAGCCCTACGTCGCCCCACCACCACCCATCCCTGCGACGGTGACGAGGTTTCAAGCTCTTGCCACGCTTGCGGCTGCCGGGCACTTGGACGCTGTGCATACCTATATCGACACCCTGCCGCGCAGCAATGTGCAGCGGTTGGCATTTGAGAACGCAACGGATTGGGAGCGCACCAGCCCAACCGTCAATGCGCTGGCTACAATGCTGGGCTTGACAGACGCTCAAGTCGACGAGTTGTTTATGGCCGCAGCACAAGTGAGTGCGTAAATGGACAAACAAGACTTTCTCAACATTGCATTTGGCGCATGTTCCGGCGTGTTGGGCTGGTTTGCCCGTGAACTGTGGGCGGCAGTCAAAGAATTGAAAAGTGACCTTGCCAAACTGCGCGAGGAATTGCCGCGCAATTACGTGATCCGCGACGACTACAAGGCCGACATCCGCGAGATTAAAGAGATGCTGACCAAGTTGTTTGACCGCCTGGATAACAAGGCCGACAAGTGAACGACCTGCTTAAGCTGCTTGGCAACATTGCGCCTGGCCTTGCAACAGCCGTGGCCGGCCCGTTGGGTGGCGCAGCGGTATCGGCTATTGCCAAGCAGTTTGGTGTTGAAGACACCGTTGAAGCGGTGACCAAGGCGGTTGCGGCAGACCCAGACGCCGCGTTGAAACTAGCGCAGATTGATCTTGAAACGCTCAAAGTACACCACGCCAACACCGCAGATGCGCGTGACATGCAGAAGGTTGCACTCCAGCAGTCAGACATTTTCTCTAAACGCTTCACGATGTACCTGACTACCTTCTGGTCAGTCTGCGCGGCAATCTACATT